CAGTCACTGTAGTAATTGCCGTCCTTGTACTGCCTAAAGCAGTAATCCCGTAAGGACTGACTGTAAAGATTGCGGCCAATCAGTGTGGCATATTTAGCCGCTACGGCTTTGCGTCTGTCTTGTGCTGTCATAGACTACCTCCAATCGAAGAAGGCCCCAGGAAGGGCTCCCAGGGCCGGTGCTGTTGCGAGATCGCAACACCTATTTTACGCCGGGGCCATGCTCCGGGTCCTGGTCATCGCTGTGGGGCGGCTCCGTGCCAGGATTACCCGGACCGGGCATGGCAGCGTCAACATCCTCCTGATACCCAGGTCCGGAGGCTACATAATGGCCGCAATCCGTCTCCGGATGGTTGTGGGGAGCCTCGTTAATGCGGCAGTCCTCCGCGCTGTGAGGCTCCTGCGCTACATGTTTTCCTGTGTTCACTTTTACTTTTTTCGTCATAGTATTTTCTTCCTTCCTTATTTTTCTTCCCGCTTTTTGGTTAGCTTTCCAGCCGCCGGGATACCGCCCGGCCCGGAGATGATGGATCACCTCCTATGATTTTTTACCATCTGTGATATTGATTTCGGCCTGGATTAGTTTCTCCGTGACCGCCAAGCCTTTGATTAAAAAATTAGGTACATTATAACCACATTCCACGAGATTTTCTAAGATGCTCCGGATCTCGTTGACTAATAAAGAGGCTAAGGTAAACCACCCAAATAACATCAAAAAATCCAGATTAATCCCCAGCATATCCCGCCCTAAGTGAACAAAAAGGGTCGGCATCATGAACGCTACAAGGATAATGATCCAGTAACCCACCTTTTTAGCTGCTCCTTTCCATCCTACAGCACTGGATTCCTTCCCCAGTTTTCGGGCTTTATACCATCCGGTTAGCCAGTCTATTACATTTAATACCAGATAACCAAAAAACAGATACCAGTACACACCGAAAATCGCAGAAAATACCGCGATTGCCGCACCTACGGCAGCATTATATTTGTCCACAAAATTCATTAAGGGTTCGCCTCCATCCATTTTTCTGTCATAGCTTTCCACAGCTTCGGTACATCTTCCAGCGTCATTTCTCCCGCCTTAATTTTTAACCCGTAAAATCTGGCCATTATGCCTCACCTCCTTCGATCTGCTCCGCAAGTGCGCTTGTAACCGCGCCCAAATCGCTAATCGCGCCGTCCTGGACTTCCTGGCTTGCCTTAAGCTCTTCCATTTCCTTCTCTTGATCTGTTTTCTTTCTCAGATGATAGCTTGTTTTTACGGTCCCGTCCGCTTCAATTTTTGAGGTTTCGGAAACTAGGACAAGATCCGCATAGGTTCCGGCCACCACCCCATCCCCGTTTTTGATTGTCACTTCTTTCAGGTTTTCAGCCGTCAATTTTCCCCAGGTTTCCACCATCGCGGCCCGATCCTCAGCCTTTACCACGATGTTTCCCAGTGAGGCCCCGGCTTCAAGTTCAATCGTGGTTCCATCTTTTAAAATCATTGTGTCTTTCATGTCTTTTCCTTTCTGCCGGTTTTCCGGCTATAAAAATAGGCCTTACGGCCCGGTTTAGAGTTTCTTTTTTAGTTTTGCAAATAGTGATATTGGCACCGCAAGGTATTCAAATAATCTGATGACCGAATATAATGTACCTGCATTTGTCCGCTGGGACAGTGAAACACTTAATACACCATATAAGGCTGGTCTGACTACGGCTACATCTGGATTCGCATTTGTTTTTGGACAATATACTGGATGGCAAACGGTTGTTGCTTTTACAACAGGTTTGGAAATGGCTTTTGTACATACAACAGGCAACGGAGTACCTTCTGGATGGACCGCTTATATTAGTCGTAATCCAAGATTAATTGGAGAACAGTTTATTAATTTTGACCAGATTGCAATCGAAAAAGACACAGACGGATTATATAAGTTGCACTTTTACGAAAACGGAACTTGGATTGGTCAAATAAAATCTGCTCCTGTCTCATCCAATTAAAGGCTACCCCAAAAATCCGATTTAAGGTATACGTTTGTGGCCACTAGGGTACCTGATATGGATTGAGCGCTACAATTACATAGACCAACTATAAGATTATTACCACTCTGGTAATAACTCGTTAAGGCAACAGGCCTAATATCATCAGTATCAATACGATTTACGCAGAAAAAACTGTATCCACCTGGCGGAGAAAAAGGCAGTGTCACATCTGCCACTCCCCATGAGTCTAAAGTGTATCCAACTGAAAGATTTGCAGTAACAAATAGGCCTGTGAGCTTGGTATTGAGCACAGTAACATCACTATTTACTTGAGTAATCTGGTCCTGCAACGTCTTACCCATCACTGCATCCAACGCTGCCACTCCGGCCTCCGTGGACAGCGCATTGTTCACCAGAGGCGGCAACGGCCCCTGCGGTCCCTGCGGTCCTACCGGCCCCTGTTCGCCCTGGGGGCCCCGCTCACCCTGTGGACCTTTAATATTTCCGATTAAAATCCTTGCCATCTTTTATCTCCTTTCTACTCATCAGGCACAACCAGGTACAGATTGCCAGTGCTGCTCTCAAACTCAAACTGCGGCGGAGTGGTGCCGTCCTGATAAACCGCGTAAAGATTTCCGTCCTGGTCCACCTGCAGCTGGAAGATTGTATCTCCTTTTGGTCCCTGCGGCCCTGCCGGGCCCTGCGGTCCCACCACAGAGCCCAGGTCAACTTCTCTGGCCATAACAGCACCTCCTTATTCCGGATAAATGGCGTACAAGTGCCCCTCCCGGATTTCAAACTCCGGCGTATCTCCCGGGTCGCCCTTTGGTCCCTGGGCTCCGGTCTCGCCTTTTTCTCCCTGAGGCCCCTGCTCACCGGTATCGCCCTTATCGCCCTGGTCCCCCTTTGCCCCGGCGGGTCCCTGTTCTCCGGTAGCGCCCTGGGGACCCTGAGGGCCGGTCATACCGGTGGCACCGGAAAGGTCTGTGATGTAGCTGTATGCTTCTGCGCCCTTGACATACAATTTTGCGTTGTCCTCATCCTCCACATTGCCGGTGTCTATCATGACAAACTGCCCGGTCAGCACTCCATCCGTAGCAAAACCGGCATTCATGGCAGACACGGATTCATACGTTTTCGCAATCGCGAAGGCTGCGCCCGCAGGGCCCTGAGGGCCGGTCGCTCCCTGCGGTCCTTCCGGCCCCTGCTCGCCCTGGTCTCCTTTGTCTCCCTTATCGCCTTTCGCTCCGTCTGCTCCCGTAGCTCCCTTGATGTTGCCGGTCTTGCTCCATGCTCCGGATGTCTTTTGGTATACATCATAGGTGGCGGTATCAAGGTAAAAGTCCCCATCCTTGCCCTGGGACACAGGGGCGGCAGACCCAAACAGCCAGGTGGCGCCATCTTCACCCTGGGGACCGGTCGGTCCAGTTTCACCCTGCTCTCCAGCTGGTCCCTGGGCGCCGGTCTCGCCCTTATCGCCTTTTTCTCCTTTGAACTCCCCGGATTCGATTGCCTCTGCCAGGCTCTGGCCGTTATACTCAATGTCCTCAACATCTACCAGTTTAAAATCGCCGTTATTCTTCGGCTTGATCTTTGAGATTAATTCTACTGCCATTTTATGTATCCCTCCTTATTTTACTTCTACCGTGGTGTTGCCCAGGCCTGCATTGTCGGACTTCCAGATATCGTAAGATTCCATGTACCCGGAGGCATTTGTAAAGTCAATGGTTGCCGCCTTCGCGAAGCCTCCCTCAAATCCGCCCACTTTAAACGCGGGGGTGCCATACCTGGTTGGGATTGCATAATAGATATGCTGGCTTGCCCCGGCGTTTACCGTGAAGGTTTTTACTTTACTGGACTGGAGGCCTTTTGTCAGGCCCAGGATAAACGCGCTGTCAAAGGAGGACTGGTCTGCTCCCACGCCCCAGTATACGCCGTTAAGGAATGTAATGGCCGTTGTTCTGGTCGCTTCCGCGTCCCTCTCATCCACGGCTTTCAGGGTGTAGGTCTTATTGGCCTTGATCCCTGCGCTCTCAATGGTCTTGGTCTTGAGGCTTGCGTCAATCCCCTGTCCGTCAAGCGTCAGCTCCTCCGGGGTCTTGTTGTAATTCCAGTTTAAGACCACCGTATCAACCGTACTGCCCATCTCCACCGTGTTTACGTTGTTGGTAAAGCTGGTGATCTGGATAGCCGTATAGAGCAGGTCATCCAATACCGCAGCCACCGTGGTATCACCGTAGCTCACCCCGTCCGCCGTTGTTGCTCCCGGGTCTCCTTTTGGACCCTGAGGTCCCTGTTCTCCCTGTGGCCCCTGCGGCCCCTCAGGCCCCTCAGGCCCCTGCGGTCCGATAATGCTCCCTAAATCCACTTCTCTTGCCATGATAAGCTCCTTTCTTACTCTTGATATATTACAAATAAGTGGCCTTCCCGGATTTCAAATTCCGGCGTCTGGCCGTCCTCTCCTCGTAAATCCGCCAGGAGTACCAGGTCATGCCACTCATTCTCGTTCGTGTAACGCCACTGTATCGCCGTCCCATTATTTTTCAGTTCCACTTCCCGGCCGGAGCCTCCTCCGGAGGGAAGGCGGATTCTTTTTCCAATCGGATTTCCAGCGGACAAAAGCTGCAGCACCCCATCTGTCAGCTGCATATCGTCAGCGGCATTTCCCCACGCAATCCCGTTTTCTGTCCTTACCGGCATCTGTCCCGGGCTGCCGCCCACGGGAAGGAGCCGCGCATACTCCTCGTAGGCCGGCAGTACATAATTACTTGGCCTGGGACGCGGCTGTATGGGGAGTGTGACCGTCAGGATGGTTTCTCCTTCATCCTCGGACCGGACATACACATACGCTGTAATAGCCTTCGCGTTTTGCAGCATAACATCCGGTATCCTGATGATCCCGCCTACCGTGTAGGCCACACTGGTCAAGAGGTCTTGGTAGAACTGCACTTCCGTCCCGTCCGGGATCTCCCCGTCCGTTGCCAACTGCAGGTCCTGTCCATAGTCCCACTGCGTCAGTCCCCAGGCCTTCGCGCTGTCCGAACTGCCAAAATACGCAACAATCACTACGGCCACCCCCTAACCCGTCACATAGTACAGATTGCCGGACTCGGAATCATACTCAAAGGCCGGAGGGGTTTCCCCATCCGGATAATCCGCATATAAATTTCCGGTCGCTGGGTCAAGATAGAGGGAGAACATCCCCGCTGATGGGGCCATCACACCGCTTTCTCCCTGTGGGCCTTGCGGTCCTTGTGCTCCCGGAGCGCCGTCAAACTCACCGGCCGCCACCCGGTCCGCCAGGTCCTGCCGTACCTCCTCCACATTTTCCAGCGCCTGGTTCGCATTTTCGGCCGCTGCCGCTGCCTGACCGGCAGCCTGGATTGCGTCCTGCCTGATATCTTCGATTTCATCCCCCTTTTGGTTGATGAAATCCACGCAGTCGTTCGCCTGGTTTTGGAGCTTCGTGAGGGCACTCACATTCGCGGACCTGACCTCCCGGCCATACCGGGCCTTCTGCCAATCCTGAAGCTCCTCACTGATATCCACATGTATCGGTTGTGCTGCCATCTCATCGCCTCCTATCCTATGTTGCTGATCTCATCTTCTAAGTTCCTGAGCCGGTCATATATGTCCTCCATGGTATCCGTCAGGTTCCAGCCCTGCCAAAACCCCTGGCTGCCCTCTATGTACAGTTCCCTGCAATGGACCTCACCCATGTTGTTGACACAGAAATCATAATCGCTGTCGCTGTTCCATCCGGCCCAGAACCACAGCCCTCCCCGTTTGGAAGGGTCTGCCGACATGCCGCATTGCTGGTCGTAGGACTGGAAGATCTCACGTCCCCAGCCATACCGGGCCTCAAAACCTCCAACGGTGACCATATCATCATCCGCCGTAAACAGCCCGCTGCCAAAGTTCGCTGACCCGCCCCGGATTTCCGGCGCTGACAGCTTGCCCTCGTTGATCGTAACCCCGTTCACATCCATCCGGACAATTTCCTGATTGCGGCTGTTTAGCACCCGGACCACGCCATCTTTCCCCAGTCCGGTCCCTCCAACCTCCAGGGTGCCGCCTCGGATACGGTCCGCCAGCATGGTACCAGCGGTGATAAAGTCGGCCACCAGGTTTCCGTCAATGGTCCAGGCGTTCCGGTAAGGGCCATTGATCCCGGTCGTCGAAAAAACGATACCATTCTGGTTTATCTGAATGACATTCTGGGCGGTATTCTTATCCGGGGTATTCATTACCAGGATCCTCCAAGGGTGCATTTTCTCCCCCGTCTTCGGATTGATGTTGTCCAGCACTACATAGCCGCCGAATCCACCGGTGATCAGCGTAGTGGCATTGGCAATCTTTTGCGCCATTTCCGCAAAGATTTCATCCGTGGCCTGCTGGAGGGCTTTGGAGATTGTTACCTGTTTATTTGTTGTCTGCCCGGTAAAAGATTCCACCGTACCTCCCAGGCTGATACTTCCTTTTTGCGGATCATCCAGATAGAGATCCAGTTGAGTCAGCAGCAAATCCTTTTGTAAGCCATGAGGTTTACTGACGCAGGTCGTATACTTTCCCAGCTGGAAACGCTGAATGTTTACGCCGGTGTAGGCCAGATCAACCGCGGACACTTTCAGGGTGTCCGGTATTCCAGAATTTTCTGCCAAAAATTGTTCTGCCACCGTTTTCAAACGGGCCGGATCCGTAATGTCCGGCCATTGATAGGTCGCCCAAATCTTTCCCTGTTCTGCAATCACGGAATCGGCAGCCATGATGTAATCCTGCCCATTATTTACGGATGTGATATCCACTGTCCGGGTTTGCGTCTCTCCCAGTTCGTCCTGGTATTCCACGTTGGCGCCATACGGGATAAGGCAGGTCACCACGTTGGTTGCGTCCTGATACTTTGTCAAATCCAGCAGATTTACTCCAAACCGTATCTTCTGGACATTGTACCCGCCCATGTCATAGGTATAATTCAGATACTTCTTTCCATCCCGATAAGACACCCACAGAATTCCCCCATGTACATCAATCAGATAGGTTTTCAGTACATTCCAGGTGTTATCCAGTGTTGTGCTCTCTCGTTTCAGCTCATTGTTCTCATCTACCACATTCACGGTCCCAAGAAGAAATTGCTTGCGCTCTTCCACCTGGGAGTTATGAGACTGCACCATGTTATCCAAAAAAGCATGAATGGTACCAGATTTTGAAAACGGCCTCTGGATGCTGTCAATCAGATAGGCCAGACTACCTTCACACGTAACCGTTTTTGTGTTATACATATCAGCCTCATCCGACAGAACCCTGCCCTCGTAGATCAGCACACCATCCTCACACACTTCTATTACGGAGCTTAGCTTTTTGATCGTCCTGTAATACATGTGCTTTTCCGGGATCCGGAATGTGAGTCCGCCGGATTTATTGACTGTCAAGGAGAGCCGCGGCTCAATCACCCGGAGCTTTTTGTCCCTCTGATCATGCAGGATGTATGTGGTCCCTGCCGTCGTGTTTGTAATTCGATACA